TTGCATGTGCGGCGAACGAGGTCAGGGTAGAAACCATATGGGGTGATGAAGAAACCTGCAAATTCACCGATATCAGTCAAATTAAACTTTAATTTATGGTTAGTGACTTTAAGCAGTTCTTTGCCTTCAGTCGTCATAACCGCCTCTTTACAGAGTATCGATGAGTCGTCGCCTTTAAAAACAGCAGCTTTATAGCCTTTAAAATCAAAAAGAACGTACATGAGAGCGCAGTTACATAAAGTGTTCTCAGCTAAGGTGAAAGGATTACCAGAAAATTGTTTGCCATGCCCCTGAAGTGAGGCATTACCAAGCTTGGTGTGGTAAACAAGTTTCCAATGCGTGCGATATTCGGTGAACCAATCCATTAAGAAAGGTGGCGCACCCATCCATAAACACAGTTGTTTAGTCATTCCTGACATAGCGTTTATGAAACTTGAATCCCATTCGCTGAAATCATTTAAGAACCATTTTTCGTCATCACGCCATTTTTCTTCCATCATGGCCGTGATTTCGGCACTTATTTCTTCATCAGAGCCGTGAGTTGCGAAAATAATGTTACGCTTGTTCTTCTTTGCGATGTGACGTATGCGTTCTATGAGAGCACGAGCGTAGGCACATAATAATAGGTTTACACGTTTTGAAAATGAGGCAACACCCTGGCCGCATTTATCACTGGTATCCCATTCATCTGCTTCGCTGTACTTGCCTTGACGTTTATTGACAAATTCTATTATCTCATCATATTGGTCAAAGGCTTTCTCAATGTCATGAGCGCATTTTTGATTCGTATTCATCTTTTTATTCAGTGCTTCGAGATAATCACGGTAACATTTACGCAGTTCATCGTGCGTATGATATAGATCCTTTTGTAGCTTGTCTATAGAGCGTGCATTTCCATAAAGGGCTTTGCTCAATCCACGTAGCAATTTGTCGGTGGTAATCGCTAACTTTTTCCCTTTCAATAAACGATTTGTTTTAGAATATCGAGTGATAAGCGTGCGAACAGTTTCTTTTGTGTCGTTGCTTACTTGATTCTTAACAAATGCTATATTAGGGCAA